ATCTGCTGCTTGAGTTAAATCTGTGTATGGCTTAACAACAAATAGCTTGTGCTCTTTTGTTATTGGCTCGCCTTCGACTTCATATTCCCAAACAAGCCTTAGAGATCTTGGTCTATCTGTAAGTGACAATGGAGGATATACGCTATATACTCCATAGTCTGTATCAATCTCTTCGGCCTCTTGGGTCTCTAAAATAGATCCTGGATTTATAGAAGGAGCAATTGCTGGGTCTTCTGTTATATCGTAGAACTTAACGATTGGCAAAGAATCAGCTTTGGCTATTCCGCCCTTCCAAAAGACTCTTTGCTTTACTGGAGCATTTGTTCCTACTATAATTTCCATGTTGTGTGATTAAGCTTAGCCGTAGTAATCCTGAACTTCTTTTGGTGTGGCTAAACGAAACCCCTCCTCTTTATCAAAAATTTCTTGGGCAGCATCCTTATGCATTGCTACAAATGGGTGCTCCTGTGTGAACGTGTGTCCCATAATATCGTATCTAAAGTTTGCTCTTGTCATCATGACCAATACTGTATCTTCTGTGCGTTCTGCCTTTGGATCAAATACTGGTAGGACTTCAATTTCTTCTTTTGCATCTTCTACATCTTTAAGGGTCTTTTCATACACTGCGTATGTGACACCTTCTTCTGCTAGAGCTGCGATTATGTCTTGCTTGTTCTTTAGGCCTTCTGTTTCAACTGCGAACTCTTCTGCAATCGATCTTAATTCTGCGACCTTTAATGTGTCAAAAGACATTTATTACTCCTTTTTCTAGGTAAAACCATTATAGCATTGTATAATTAAAATGAAAAGCCCCCAAAATTAATTGGGGGCCTTTCTTTGATTAATTCCTAATTAGGAAGCAACCTTAACGTTCTTTACAACTACCCAAGCGTCTGCCTGCTCGATCTGAACGCCAACACGAGTATACATTGTGTACTCGATTGAGTCCTTACGTGGCCAGAAGAAGCGGTAGACTGTTACGTCACGCTTTACACCAATAACAACGTTATTAGGGAATGTCAAGTGGACGTCACCGTGTGAGCCAGTTGCATTTGCGTAATCACCAGTCTGTGTTTCTGGAAGAAGTGGAACTTCAACAATTGGAATACCGAATGCGTATGGGGCTACGTAGCCTGCTGGACCTGAAACAGGTGCAACTTCACCACGGATGATGCCTGAAGCAATATCCTGTGGGTTAACATTCTGAATGTTCTGTGATGTTGAGTATAGGTAATCCTGGATCAAGTTTGATCCTGCAAGGAAGCGGAGGTCTGTACGACGCTGCTTGTACTTACGTGGAAGTGCCTTAAGTGCTGAGTTAAATACAGCACGAGAAAGTCCAGCACCAGCTGCGTCAACTACGTGACCGTTAGCCTTAGACTTCTTTACTACACCGTCAAATGCCTTGTAAAGAGCATCTGATGAAAGTGATGTGTTACCGTTAAGAAGAACATCTTCGATGTCGTTTCCAGCCTGAGTTGCCATCATACGTGCGATGTGGTCTTCTAGATCTGGACCTTCGATGTTATCTTCTAGTGACTCTGTTGAGAGTTCCCAGTCGAGACGAAGCTTCTTTGTTGTGAGAGAGATCTTTGAGAATGTAACTGCTGCGTTTGATGCAGTGTTGTCACCTTCTGTAGCGAGCTTCATAAGCTTCTCGCCGACGCCGACTCTGTCGATTTCTGTTGTGTCTGACTTCATTCGGACAGTACGTGCGACCTTACCAATTACGGTTGCGTCGAACATATAGTCTAGGAAGCGAGCTGATTGCTCTGGATTAAGAAGACCACCGTTGCCATTTTCAGACGCAGTGTGAATGCCTTCTCCACCAGTTGTTGATGCGAAAGTACCTGTAGCTGTTGTTCCAGCTGCTATTGCTTTCTCTAATGTTTCATTGCTCATTATAATTTCACCTACCCTAGTTAAATATTTCGTTTACGGAACCGAGGAAAGAACCGTTCCATGTTGATTTTTTTGTTGTTGCTACCACAGACCCGCCAAGGTCTGAGGACTTCTTAATTGCTGTATCGCCTTCTACGGCATCTACACGCTTTTGAACACCATCAATGGTGCCCTTTATTTCTGTTACAGCTGCACTTAGTGCGCTGTGCTTTTCTGCTAACTCTGTAATCTGAGCATTTACGCCCTTGCTAAAAGTCTCTACAGTTTCTTTAATTTCTGAAACCTGTACTGCATTTGCCTCTGTAGCCTTGCTAAGAGTATCTGCAAAGAATCCCTTTAGGTCTACTAACATTTTTGCAAAATCAGGCTCTTCAACTTCTACTGCAGCATCTGCTTGAGGAGCATCAACCGACTTAAAGACATCTACAGAAGCAGAGTCTGCATCTTCTGCTGAATCAGCAGCTGGTGCATCTTCGACAACAGGAGCATCAGATGCTACTACGGTCTCTTCAACGATTGCTTCTTCTACAGCTGGTGCTTCTGCAACTGGTGTTGCTTCTACAACTGCTGGCTCTTCAGCTTTTACGTTTAGTTTTTCCACTTCATTACCTCCTTGTACGTTTGCCTGTTTTGCTATTGTTTGTGTTGCAGGCAACGGAACTCTTGACTTCTTAAATGAAGCAAGAATCTTATCTATCTCTTTTGATTTGTTTATGTCTGAGCTTTCAACCCAGCCAATTAGCGTAGCTTCTTTTCCAGTAACTGGAGAAGAGTATGTCTTGTCTGTCGAGATAAAAACAGAGTCGCTTTCTTCGCAATAAAAAATATTTTCTGTAACTACATCTGCTGCCATGCCCTTGAATATAAGCTGGCCATTCATTTTTTCAATTGAAACAATGTTGCACATTTCGTTTGCTGGAGAATCTACAATTGATAACTCTACAAGATCATATTCCTTGATGAATCTAACTGCTTCTCCTGTTGCCTTATTAACTTCATTATCTGAGTCTTTAATTTTTCCGCCAATTGAAAAACCAGAAAGAGTGCCGTCAAGAACTTTTTCCCAAGTATCCTGTGCACCCTTTGAAATGTATGATGTTACATAAACACCATTATAAAAAGTTTGAGATTTTTGATCGTAGTATGTTTCTGGTTTAAATGAAACAACTTTACCAACAGCTAATGGCTGATGCATTTCTCTTAAGTTTCCTCTGAAACTTTCAAATGCTTTAATGCTTGCTTCTGCAGTAACAACATCTCCTGTTTGATCTACATTGTCTAATGTAGCAAAGCCAGAAACAGTTCTGTTCTCCCTATTCACTTTTGTAAATGGGACAGCTAAATGAATGTTTTGGCCGTCGGAGGACCACTGGGCTTTTTCAATGTTCATATGCTTAATTTTATACGTGTCTATCTAAAAATGCAAATAGCAGTTGATTAGGTTTAGTCAACCTTTTTGCCATCGCCCTTTGCATTTCTGCCTTCTCCAACTTTATCGGAAGAAGCGGCAGACCTTTCGGAATCTCTAGCCCTTGTTTTGCCAGCAGTTGCTTTTTGATCAGCTGCCTGCTGTGGCTTTAGTTCCACCATTTCGTCTCCGCCTTCTACTGGGATCATGCCCTTTTTAATTCTAACTTCGTTTGGAGTAATTACCTGCATACGTAGATATCTCTCATCTATTTGTGACTGAGTGTCTTCATCTGTTAGAGTTAGCTCCTCAAACTTAATTTTAAGTGCATCTGTCTTTTCTTCAATAATTGAATTAATTCTTTTTTCCAGTCTCATTTGGGCTGGACGACAAACTTGCTCTTTAAATGTTTTATCTGCATCTCTAGCATTTGCCAATGAGACGCCTTCTGGGACACCAATCTTATTAATTGGAACTCTGTGAGCCAAAAGAATTTCATCTCTATTTGACTGTCTATAAATATTAAATGAGGATTCCTGTGCGCCAGCTTCTACTGGCTCCATCTTAAACTCAACTTTATTATCTGGAGTATCTGCTGGAAGAGGTATATAAAGTGATCTGTGGTTCTTGCCCTTTAATCCAACCTGGAAAAACTCTAAGAGCTTTCTTTCTGATTCTGGAGAAAGCTTAGCGCCCTTTACTGTAATAATATATCTTGGAACCGCTTTGTTTTCAAAGTAGTCTAGGTTATATCTGCCAGCAAATTCATTTCCAGCAAGCGCCATCTGTGCTGCTACAATATCTGGGATTCCGTAATAGTTATTCATTGGAGTGTACTTCTTTAAATGAATAATTTCATTTGGACGATCTTCTACATCTCCAATTGGATTTGGAGTTTCTGTGTCTCCAAAGTTTCTAAAAAATACTGCCTTGCCGTAAAGCAATTGCATGAATCCGTCACGAAGTCTTCTAACTCTCATTGTTTTAGACGGGATATGTCCAATATATCCAATGTCTCCGCCTGTTGTTCTGCCAATTTCTATGTAGCCATTTCCTGTAGCTTCTAGATCTGTGTAAACTTTAATTAAAGTTTCTGTAAAAGTATCTTCATCGTTTGTAGAGTCAAGCCAGTCTTGTAGGTCCTGCTTTAACTTGTTTAATTTTCTACGTGCTCTTTCAAGCTGCTTGTCATCTGTTATGGCATCAATGGCATCATTGGTTTTTCTTGTTTCCATAAACTGGTATCCAAGACCAACAATATTGGCAACCTTTGCGTTAATAGCGGCATAATTATATGTTGAAACTTCATATATTTGAGACAGATATTCTAGGTTGTATATTGGCTGGACAAGGTCGAACATTGCATAGCCAGTAACAGCCTGCTGAAGAAGATTTTGTTGTGTTGCAGCTCCATCTTTTCCAGTAAATGATTTTGCAAAGTCTCTATTTACTTTTCTTTTAAAATTAGTTCCCAAGCCTCTTACTTTTTTAAGTTCTTCAACGCCTATGGCGAATGGGTCTACGTGCTCTTTTTCTTTTTTAAATGAAAATAGATCTGAACTATTTTTTACCGATACTTCATAAGTATCGCCTGGTCCATCTTCTAGAAACTGTGTCATGTTACAGATCCCCCTCTTAATACTGAGTCTTTGTACTCACCAATATCTAGTGGGTCTGGCGTGAGACCCCACTTAAGTCTTTGATTTTGATATTCAAATTCTTCATCATCAATCTTGCGTCTTCCAGACAAAAACTTAGGCTGGCCTTCATAAATCCCATAGTGTCTAACTGCATCTGCAAGTGCCGCCATTCTAGAGCGGTTTCCTTTTTTAGACGTTATAGAAAGAAAATTGCCATCGTCATCACCGATCCATCGGCCATCAGGCATTTCCCACACGTATATGCCTAGTGTGGTCTCTTCGATGATCTGACTTTTTTGATTTAAGATGTCCATATGTTAAATAGTTTACCATTGTTCCTAATAAAAGTCCAGCTTATGTACAGCGGACTGACAATATTTAGCAAATTATGCAAGCTACTCGTCAAAAGATCTTGTAAAGTATGCTGTGTCGTCAACTCCAGATACACTTTCTTGCACCGTAATACCTGGGTCTGTTATCGTATATGAGTTATCTGAGCAATATAGCTTATAATTAATATTAGCTTCCGATGGGCTAAATGCATTTTCATAGAAAGCTATGTTGCTGTAAGTATTTGAGCCTCCATATACCAAGCCATCTTGGCTTTGATTAAATTTAATATTTAAAGCTGCTTCCGATAAAATCAGTATCACATGGTGAGACACATTGTCCAAGAAAAAGGAAGACACATTTGTCTGATTTGTTACGTCTACCCCATTTACGTATATTGAACTAATTCCAGTTTTTGTTATTACTCCACTGCTTGCCCACTTTATTTCTGCAGAATCAGAAGAAAATAATACGTTTGCGCCTTCTCTTGGAGTAAAAAACATTTCTATTGTTCTTGGCTCAATTGGCAGGTCTACAGAAAACCCGTGTCCGTCAATCATTGAAAGTCCATTATGCTGATTCTGTATTCTTACTGGATAATTGTAGTATCCCAAAGAATAGTCGTAGTCTGAATATAATTTAGCTGCGGAATTATCAGAGTAGTAGTCTTTATTCGAATACATGTCGATATCTATTCCGTCAAAATATGGCAGATCGAATGAGGAATTAGATGTTGTCATTGTTACTCTTATGTCTAAGATTGGACTATGAAGATTTTGGTTTTTATTATAATATGGAATTGGAGAGTTGTTTTTGCACACAACCCAGTCTTCTCCTGGAACTGAAACCTCTACAACAATGTTTTCAACATCTTGTCCATAAGATAGCCTAGAGGAAACAATGCTGTCTGGTCGTGAAACATAAATTCTATCCTCAAACACAAATGACTTTTCTTCAGCAATATCTGTTTTGGCGAACTCTATTCTATTGTATTCTGCATTGTAATATGCATCGCCAGACACTATTTCGTCTAAAGACTTAATTCCAGGGTACCTATAAGATATGTCTGGTCTTATTGAGAGTGCATTAAGTGAAAACAATATGCCTTCTTTAGAGTAAACAATCTGAGAATATTTTGTTTCTTTGTACCCTTCAATGTAATGCTTTAGTATTTTAAAGTCTTCTATTTCGTAATTATATACTGCTGCAGAATCTACGATAAATTTTTTGCCTGTGTTTGCTGGGC